ATCGTCAGTTTTTTTCCGACGTGTTTCTCTTGTTAATTCTCTTAATTGTGTGTCCGACATATCAACAGGAGCGTTAAAATGATACGGTTTCTGTACTCCGCTTTCCTCTTGCCACTCCCGTCGTAACACCGGAGCTAATCTATCTTTGTAATGATCCACAGTTATACGAAACCCTTGAGTTTTTAACTGCGTAACAAATTCCGCGAATTCCTTAATACTTTGATTTTTGGCGCTCCTATCACGACCTAAAATCGGAGAAACCCCGGAAATATAATCCGCGCAAAATTTTACAACCGTATCGTTAGCATATGCCGCGTCAATCCACGTATGGAAAATACCATATTCCCGACTATCATCCGCCTTATATTTTTTTTCTTCTATAAATTCTCGCAATTTGCCCCAGGGAGTCCCGCTCAATTCTTCACAAGTATCCGAATCTTTTACAGTCTCGAAATTAAAATAATCAATGAGATAACAACGGGCGTCTCTAGTCCACCCCAATATACAAACAGCTAAAAACCGTTTATGTACGTCGACTTGACAGGTAATAAATAAAACTTTCGAACCGCTATATTTTTCCGCGTATATATTTGGCACTTCACCCTTACGATATCCCATACGCCTGTGAGCGGACACCGCCTCAAAACGTATTTTAGCCCCTCGAATCTCAAAGGGCTCCGCTAAAATATTATTATAAAATACCTGATATTTTCCGACGTCTTTAACACGTTTGCTCTCAGTATCCCACGCCTCCAGGTAATCACCCACGGATTTACTCCAGGGCTGCATTCCTATAGGACTATACATAGCGGGGAGGTGATAGGACCTAATAAACGGTTCCACCGGTCGCGCCGTACTATTCCAATGCGCTCCGTGATCTAATGATAATAAACGTTCCTTATCCCGCTCGTAATGTGGATGGCCACAATTCTGACAACAGTAACAAACCGACTCTAAAAGTAGGACTCCGTCCTCTAATTCCCATTGAAATCCGCCAATTATGCCGGTCTCTTTATTAACTGTCTCCCAACGTAATTTTTGAGGAAATCCACACGTTTTACATGATACTAAATATTCTCTTTGGTCCCCCCGTAAATATTGCTTTTGTATTTTAGATGTCGCAAGTATTAACGGCGTCGAACCCCTAAATATTTTACGTGTAGCCCAATAACCGGAACATCTTGCATCGCTTAATTTATCCGGACACCCTTGTTTTCCGACTACATCCGGCCAGGCGTCAATTTCATCTTTCGCCATAAACCAAATAGAAAAACTACGCATTTTATCCGCATTTTTTGCCCCAAACGGGTATAAAACCGCGCCACCATCAAATTGAATTTGTTTCTTAGTTTTACCAGTTTTCCGAGTATTCCCCTCATCACTGGTTTTTATTATATGACCAAAATCAGATTGGTTAAACATAGGAAGGAAATTATTTTCAATACGACTATCGGCGAGTTCTTTATCTGCCGTCATATACATCATGGGGAGCGTTTTAACATGCGCCGCACCGTAAAAAACCATGGATTCCAATAATGTCGAATATGTTATTTGTACGCCCTTTTTAAGATTTACCTCCCGTACAGGAGAGTCCACGTCCATACATTCCAAAATCTCAACCATAGGAGGATTTACATCAAAACGTATGTACCCTGGTTGTGAAGTGACGGACGCCGGTAAATACCGGTTAATTTCGTTAAATTCCACGGGGGAGACGGATTTTATCTCGTCGGTTATTTCGTCAACCTCCGCCGCCAACCAATCCGCACCTATTTCTATTATTTCACCCATAATGTCATTCTTTAATTAAGGAACAATGTTTGAGCTATGTGCGCTGTGACCACTTGCCACAATCCGGGTGAACACACTCGACAATATCTCCACCATCGACTTTCATTCGCAACAACGACCGATAGTGTAGACACACCGTTTGGGCGGCCCGGTCTGCAAACAGTGTTAAGTTAGTTCGGAACACATCTTCTGATAATCCACCCATTAAATAATCCGTACACATTGACATTATCGTTTTTGCTGCAACATCCAATTCTGATTTTAAAAACATAAAAACTCCTTTATTAAATTAGCCCATAAGGTAACAACCAATTATTTAAAGCTTCGCTGCTTTTGGATCATATTCGACATGAAATCCCCACGAATATGGAACAATATCATAATCAAAACCGAAGATCATTTGCAATTCTCTTTTAGTTGTACCATTACGCAACATATCAAACGCATCGTCATTAAAATGAAATGACCCCATCATATGATCTGAATCATTTCCGGAAGTAATAAATATTGATCTGCCTTTTTTCTGGCAATACATCCTATATTTTTGAAATTTTCTTTTTATCTCTATATTGAGGTCCCAACGTGTCCCCTGCTGAATCCAAACGTTTGGTCTCTGTTTCATCGTAACTCCCTTTCTGCCTTAGATTTTGGACGAAAAACTATAATAAAAAGATTTTAAATTTTGTCCCCAACTATCGAGAAATGTTCTTAGTTAATTCTAACCTTATATTGACATTTGCCAGCACCATCAGCACAATAACCTTCATTTACATTCATCATACATTTATGGTTGATTCCTAAACAGCAAATTAATTGAGAACTTTCTTTGTTGGTTGATGTGGAAGGCTTTTTTACTATATTCTTCTGGGCGTACATCTCCAAAGCTTCGGCCTTTTGGATAAACCTATCCATTGTCCACTCATCTGGCCTTTCAGCCCTCCAGTATTTTAAATCTTTTGATAAACTAATCTTTTCTTTTTCGTCCAAAATAAAACCTTTCTTTAGCCCAGACTATAATAATTTCTTAAAGCCTGGAATTTCCTCCAACTTGCGATATGGGCTGCAAAGACAATAACCAATTATTTAAGCCCCCTCAAGATATCTTCCGAATTACCCCCGCCCGCTTCGTACCCTGATATATACTTCCAGATATCCCCGAGTTTCATTTCACCGCCACAATTTTTACAAGTATATCGTACATTATACAACGCGCCGGAAGTCGGTTTAAAAATACCAAAATTATGCCTCTTACAACTTTTTAGTTTTTTAAGGTTTTCCCGTATCTTTACAATTATCTGTGCCATTATACTCCTCTTTTATTTCTATGTTACGTAACGCCCGCGCAATTTTTGTTTTCATCGGACGAATAAAACTTGTTAATTGATCATGTATATATTTTTCTATTTTTTTTGAGTCCTCCCCTGCGTCATGCATCGCCGGGACACGTATCGACAAGGACCTCGCTCCGTCCGACAATAAACGGCGATGACAGGAATCCACCGGTATTATAACAGAATCCTTTACCAATTTACGGGAAACGAGGTCCCCTTTAGTCGCGGCATTCTTTAAACGTTTTTCATTAATACCCTCAATTAGTTTGGTGGCCTGCAGCCAATCACAAAAACGGATATCGGTCCCAAATTTCGCAACGAGATCCCGAATCGACATATCCGCGAAATCTTCTATATTTTTTGGGATCTCGAAAAGCCCTGGAACGTCACCTTCCAGATATTTTTTTTTCTGTTTTGCTATGATGTGACCACGTTCATGAGGTACCGTTATATTAATCGGCCGCTTTTCCCCCGGCTTCATTTTTTCCCCGGCGTCTTTCGGAATAACGCCGTTTAATTTCATAGTCTCCACAATACGGCGTGCGCGCACTGAACCAATACCAAAAACCATCCGCAAATATTTACCGGAATAATTTTTCGCTTCCCCGCAACACTTAACCGCGCTCTCATATAAAGCGTCGACCCCAATTTTTGGTACCGGTTTAAGCTGTTTATTTAAGTAATTAACGGCCGCCGCGCTGTTAACGTCAATACGTTTTCCATCCACGGCCCCCGCCAAACTGCTTAAACACGCCTTAGTGATGGCGGCGGCGGTTACACCGGCCATAACGGAAAATTTATACCGGGTAACTAAATTTTTAACCATACGGGTAATATAATTCATGGCGGGCTCGGGGTTAAATAAATATTTCGAAATCGAATCAGTGCGAGAAGGTGGCTCGCGAATCTAAAC